GAGCAATCCTCCCAAGGGCGCACCACACGCCAACTATGAGATAACGGACATACCCCAACTCCGTCACATTTCTAAGTCAGTCGAGCGATCTATCATGGATGTCCAGAAAGGCATACGTGGTAACAGGTTGGTGTATCCCACTAACTGGGCAAGACTGAACAAGAACTTGATGGGTGGGCTACAACCCGGCAAGATGTACGTCATTGCTGGGCGTCCTGGTGTAGGTAAATCTGCGTTCTCAAACCAGTTGATCTTTGATCTCCTGGACAAGAACACAGACAAGAACATAGTTGTACTCTACTGGAGCTTTGAGATGCCGGGTGAGCAGCAGATACTGCGTGCTGGCTCGAAAGACACAAAGCTACAGACGTTCGAATTGTTGTCAGTTGAAGCTAAGCTGACACAGGATAAGTACAACTTGTATGTGCAAGCAGTACAGAAGTACAAGGATTACCCTATTTACTTCTGTTCTATCCCGCAGGATATGGAGAAGGTGAAGAACATCAACGAACAGGTGTTCCATCGTTACCCATCTGCAACAATCGTCAATCTAATTGACCACTCTCGTTTGGTACTCGGTAGTGCTGAGACAGAACTACAACGACTCAATGTTTTGTCGAAGGCATGCATGTGGATGCAGGCTCGTATGACCTGTATCAATATACTGCTGTCTCAGCTGAACCGTAACATCGAGCAAGAATATCGTGCTAAGCAACAGTACCAGCCAATGCTCACAGATTTATTTGGGGGTGATTCCATAGGTCAGGACGCACATGTCGTGATGATGCTGCAAAGACCTTACGATCTATATGGGATTACTGACAAATACTGTGGTGAGGACCCTGTGGGTCTCATGGCTGTGCACATCGAGAAGAACCGTGATGGTTTGCTCGGTATGATACCATTCGAAACAGATCTATCAACATTCACAATCAATGAGCGAACTAGTACTTCCAAAACAGGTGGTTAAAGCTGCCCGCAAATCACCTAAGAACATGATTATCTATGGTCCACCGAAGATCGGTAAGACCACAGCTTTGTCCCAGCTTGAGAACTGTCTCATCATTGACCTGGAGGACGGGTCAGATATGGTGGACGCACTCAAGATCAAAGTCAACTCCCTCGCTGAGTTGGCTCAGGTCGGGAAAGCTATTATTAGCGAGGGAAAGCCGTACAAGTATATTGCCATCGACACTATTACCCAACTGGAAGTGTGGTGTGAGCAGGATGCAAAGCAAATGTATCAAGCCACACCCATGGGTAAGAACTTCGACAAGGACAATAAAGGTTTGTCTGTACTCACACTGCCCAATGGTGCAGGCTACAACTACTTGCGACAGTCTTTCCAAAAATGGTTCCGTAACCTCAACAAGTTGGCTGATCACGTCATCTTCGTTGGTCACTTGAAAGACAAGTACCTCACGAAGAACGGGAAAGAAGTCAAGGCTAATGACCTGTCCTTGACTGGTAAGCTCCGTGAGATTGCATGTGCAAACTCTGACGCTATCGGCTATGTGTACAGGGGTGAGGGAGCCACAAAGATATCGTTCGATTCTACGAACGACGACACGGCAGGTTCACGCTGTGAGCATCTACGAGGACTTGATGCTGAGCTGGACTGGACGAAAATTTTCATCGATTAAACACAACAACATGTCTTTTGACGCAAGAGTAGAAGCTACCCCAGAAGTAGTGCAAGAAGAAACACCACAGGTGTTGACTATCTCTCAGCTCATCCGCCACATCAAGGATGATGGCATGAGCCGTGATGATATTCGTAAGAAGTACGGTATGACTATCGCTGAGGCGAAGGAGATTTTCTCTCACCCAAAGCTGAAGGGTATCCGTATCAAGAGACAACGAGTGATGCGCATTCAACTCGTTGATGACACCGCCTCACAGCAAATGACATTGCAGCAAGGCATTGCGCAAGCAGATCCACACGAAGACAACCAAGACGAAATCAAAGACTAATGGCTATTGCATCTAATGATTCCAGCGTAGAAGTTGGAGGTGGGGGTATACCCCTGTACTGTGGCGTTGCTACAGTAAACGTTATCGCTGTAAACCCCACACTCGGTGAGCTGCACTCACTTGGCATCAATGTCAAGAGCGAGCAGAACTACACTGGTATTCTGATGGGGGAACGAGCACTCAACAAGCTGACCTTCTGGGTTCGCAACGCTGAGCATGAGTTCACTACACGCTTTGACATACTTGTTCAACCTGAAGAACGTCCCGAGTCTCGCACTGGTAAGTACCAGTGGATCAACAAGTTTGGTCAGACAGCATGGGGCACAGAGAACCCATCTACTCAGTATGAGTGGTTCAAGAACGAGGGTGTCCGTCGCTCCTATGTGGGTGAGGAGATGCTCATAGATTTCATGCGTGCATGGGCTAACGTCGGTCGTGATGGTGAGTGTGCCATCGATGACATCGCAGCTGTGACTAGCGGTGATGTGACTGAGCTCAAGCAGTATGTAAGCTCTCTCAAGGAGAACCGCTTGCGTCTCTTGATGGGTGTCAAGGATGACAAGTATCAGACTGTATACACCAAGCACTTTGGTCGTGAGAAGCCACGTCGTGATGACTTGTTTATCAAGGCACTCAACGAGGACTATGGTGACTTCCGTGCAGAGTATGATCCTAACGATCTGACTCTCAAGAAGTGGGAACCTGGTGTTGTTCAGCCTAACGATACTGCAGCATCGACTGAGTCTGCTGAAGCTGATGTAGCTGCTGACTGGATATAAGATAAAGGGCCAGGCTGTATCTTTATAGTCTGGCCCTAACTTATCATGATCGAAGCACGCAAGAGTGACGTATACCTAAGTAGAGATAACGTACTTGAAAAAGTCTCTGAGTATCAGATATTTAAGTACTTTTGTAGAAACTTCAAAGAGATAGGTGTAAAGTTTCGTAGTGATCTTCGAGACGACAAGTCCCCCACAGTTGACATCTCCCTTATTGGGCAGAGGTTATTGTACAAGGACTTCGGTCACCCAGATCATACGTTCGATTGCTTTGCATATGTCGGTTACAAATACAATTTAGATTTCTATGGAACACTTATACACATTGATGGCTGTTTTGGGTTGGGTCTCTATACTGGTGTACGTGTTGGGCGGCCTGTACGAAAGGTGGAGCCACAAGTACGAGCAAAAACAAAAGCAGAAATCCGAGTCAGAGTAAGGGACTGGGACAGCAGAGATGCGGCCTACTGGAAACAGTTTGGTATCAGTAAAAAATTATTACGTATCTTTGATGTTCAACCCATTACACATGTCTGGATTAATGAACAACGTTTTTCGTGCAATAGTATCAGCTATCGTTACCGCTTTGACTGCGGTTATAAGATTTACCGTCCGCTTGAAGGAGATTTTAAATGGTTTTCTAACGTGGGGATGGAATGTCTTCAAGGCTATCGGCAGCTACCTGAACGTGGTGAGACTTTGGTTCTCACAAGTTCCCTCAAGGATGTCATGTGTCTGGCGGTGCTTGACTACCCATCCATTGCTTTACAATCAGAGATGCTTGTGCCAAGTGAAGGCACCATCGAAGAAGCGCAAGCGCGTTTCAAAGAAGTAATCGTCCTCTACGACAACGACTTTGACAACCCTCGTAACCCTGGCCAGACAATGGCCGTTAAGATCTGCGAGAAGTACGGACTTGACAATCTTGTCATACCTTCGTATTATAGGTCCAAGGATATCTCGGATCTAATAAAGGATCACGGGTTACAAGAAGCAAAAAATGTCATCGAGAGGAAAGAGAACAGGCGCACGTACATCAAGAAAGAAAGTACGGAACGCCAAGAGTAAAGAAGTAGACGGTATCAAGTTTAGGTCTCAGCTAGAGGCCCACTGCTACAGGCAACTTAGAGATGCTGGTATCAAGTCAGACTATGAGAAGAAGAAGTATGTTCTCATGGAAGGCTTTCACTACAGCAACGAGTCCTATGAGGACAATGGTAAGACAGGATTCCAGGACAAACAGAAATACAAAGTCCGGGATATTACTTACACTCCTGACTTCGTCGACCCACAAGGTCGATGGGTGATAGAGTGTAAAGGCTATGCGAATGAACGCTTCCCACTCAAGTGGAAAATGTTCAAGAAACTGCTGATGGAACAGGATGATCCTCCTGTACTCTTCGTTCCGAGGAACCAGAAGCAGAACATCGAAACAGTAAACAAAATTCTAGAACTGATAGCCCCTACTAAATAGGGGCTATTTTATTATGAGCATCAAGACAATTGGTAAGGCAGTGCAGAGTAGCTCGGCTGGCTTACAGAAGCGGATCAACAAGTCCGCTGAGAAACTTGTCTTTGACGTTCTTCAATCCTCACAATACTCTACACCGATACCTTCAACCGTACGTGAGCTGGTGACCAACGCCTGCGATTCACAACGTGAGAAAGAGATTGCGTTGGAGATATTGTCTGGCAAGAAGAAGGTCGAGGACTACTACATCACCAGAGATGATGATGAATATGTTGACTCTAACTTCACACCAGAGTACTATGATCCTGAGTATCTTTGCGCCGATAACAACAGAGTTATCGTTAGATACAAAGAGAATGACGGTACTGGCTTTTGTGATGTTTTTAGCGTTACTGACTACGGCGTGGGTATCGGCGAGTCTAGACTCGAAGGATACCTCGAACTGGGATTCTCAACTAAGAGAAACACAGCGGAGAACTTCGGAGCGTTCGGGCTCGGAGCCAAAGTCCCGCTCTCGACGGGCGTCGACTTCTACACTGTAGAGACAGCACACAACGGGAAGCTGTTCAAGATGAACTGCTATGCCTACAAAACAGACTTCCTAATTGGGAAGTTCACTGCTGCAGGTCATATCACACTGAGTGATGGGACCAAGGTTAACTACATAAATACAAGCGAACCCAACTTCACTAAGATATCCTTCGGTGTCAAGCGGCACAACCGCCAGAAGTTTATCGATGCAGTGCAGGATCAACTGAACTACATCGACAACGTTGACATGAAGTATGTCTATGAAGATGGACATGAGATGGATAAGAGTGTTCGGAGTGAAGTCCTCTACAACTCCGACAACTTGATCATCTCTGACACTTGGGCTTGGAGAAGGCCTCACATTGTCATGGTTAAATCCCAAGGAGCCACTACGGGTATTAACTATGGGTATGTGGACTTCAAAGAGCTTGAGATGGAGCAGCTATGGGGTGCAGTGGCAATCAAATGCCCAGCACGTCAGGCTTATCTAAATGATGAGGGTAACGAGGTCGTCATTCAGGATGGCGTCGAAGTTACTCCATCGCGTGAGAAAGTAATATGGAATGAGCACACTAAGAAATACATTCAAGGCGCTATTGAGAGGGCAGCTCAAGACGCAGCGAATGTGATTAGTGAGCAGTTAGACGAAGATGATTTTCTTACCTGGGTTAAGAAGTGCAGTGAGGTGATCTACAAGAACACCGGTAACGACAGTGTACTTCGACAGCTGGGTGAGATGGTAGACAAAGAGAATATCAAACCTAAGTACAGCGACACTGGTATAACCTTTGCCTCTCCTGGAGGCATCCTGAAAGGTTACAAGGTTCGCAACGTAAGCAGGATTTACAGTAAAGGAAACTATGAATTACGAAGAGAAGAAGTAGGATGGGGCCAAGTCAATTGGGACAACCTGTACTTCGTCCAAGGTAACCCTTCGGCCAATAAGGACCTGTACCTTTTGCAGGAGGGAACCCTTACTCTCATTACAGAACATCACCCAACGAATACTTACAACGATCCTAAAGTACAAGCGAAGATTGACTCCATCAATCTCTCTCGAGTTGCTAACTGGGAGTTGTTTAAGGATTCGCCGCTGGTGAAGTTCAACTATGACGAGATAGAAGTACCGGCCGATTTCAACAAGGTTCTAGAAAAGCAGGAAGAAGTTGAAGGTCTGAAGAACAGATACCGCTTCATGACACCAGAGGAAAGACGTAATGTAGCTAACGAGGTAGTACTCTACACGCTACGACGTCCGTACGCTGGTGATAAGAAGTGGTGTAACGATATTTCAGATTGGACATGGGACAAAGTGGAAGCACCACTGCAGTTGATTCAGAACACTGACATAGAAACGTACTATGGTACCAGTGAAGACGAGTCTATGCTGCAGCTGGCTGCTACTATCTGCGCCCCCACAGTTCCTAGCTGGCAAGATGTGTATCCTACACTATCCATGTACCACCCGTATGCAAACACGGATACTCAAGTGGCTAACGAGAACCCTGTGTTCACAGAGTTCAGGCCACATAGGTTCCGCAATGATCATAACGGTAGTTGGATGAGTCAGGTAGACACAGAACCCACCAAGGTTACAGACATACAACTGTTCAAAGTATCAGGTGCATTGTCTAAGAAGATGGTTGGGGATAACGTTAAGCACATCAGTGAATTCTTTTCCGTCCTACATGAAAACAAATGGAGTATGCACAGTAAAGTTCGAGAGTGGGCAACAGGATGTATGTTGCCTCATGTACCCAACTGGTTTGAAAAGTTGAAAGAAGTCGATCCTAAGTACAAAGATGTGCTGGATAAGCTTCGGCCGTATGACAAGTACCGTCACCACAGTAGATACTGGAATCACAACGATGATGAATTCAAAGAGGTTATCGATCTCATGAAGAAGATGCACCAGCTGCAGTCCTTCATGCTAGATGATCACGATGATGAAGCCGTTGCCCAGAAGTCTATGGAGCTGTTTAAGGTGGCGGATGCAGATTGTACGATTGCTGACGCTGACATCCACATACTCGGTCAGTACTTGGACGAGTTCCTTGAGCCACTATATCCACTCTTCGAACGTATCAACTTCCCTTACCGCAGTGAGAATAACGACTGTGATAAGTTCTGGAAGGAGATCCGTGCGTACCTTGAACTGAAAGACAGACACAATTTTGAACCACCATTATGATATCTATTAATGTTATAGGTGACATGATATCCGGTAGCTACGGCAACACCCCGTTCTCTCGTTCATTCGAGAAGGATATCTATGAGCAGATGTTGGAGCTTGCTGACAAAGCAGACAATGTTGCTACGGTGGAAGAATACAATGATGTGCTCGCTGAGTTCGCATTGTTAACTACAGAGGATCTTACTACAAGACGTCACGTTGCAGATGTTGCAGGTGATATATTCTTGAGTAAGGATTCCGCTGGTAGGTATTTCCTAGAGTATGAAGATGGTGATGTCATCAATACCCCACTACCTGAGTCCCTGGTCAACAGGATGCTTGACTCATTCGACAGCGGTATTGAGACAACACCACTCGTCAAGCTCTGGCTGAGATGGCTACGTAATCCTATACTTCGCAAGAAGACAAAGAAGGGTAAAGGTGAAGAGTTCACCAAGCGCTTCTTTGAATTTATCGACATGAAGTACGTGCACCCTGCACTCCGTCTGGAGTATATGGAGGAGCATGGACTGAGTGAAGAGCTCGCTACAGAGCGAGCAACCATGTACCAAGTGAAGATCACCAAAGAGGGTCTGGTCAATGCTTTCAAGGTCTCGAAAGAGATCATGACTAAGTATGACACTGAGACTGGGGAAGAAGTTCCTCGCTATCAGCGGACCTTCAATCCTGACACAGGTGAGATCGATAGTGAGGGACTCCCCGAACACGTGGAGGACAGACTCTTCGAACCTGCTGTCTGGAGGAGCGGTGATAAGTTCTACTGTGAGGGTGCTAACGGGTACTCTGACCCACAGTACTTCATCAAGGTTGGTTGTGTACACAGACTCCCATCATGGGATATGGTAGACACTGACGATGACAGAAGCTGTGTGAAGGGTCTCCACGTTGGTGGTCTCAAGTATATCGCTTGGTACTCTGGAGAGATTCACAATGTGTTTATCGATCCTATGCATGTTGGTGCCGTCCCTGATTCTCAGGACGGAGCTATTCGTTGTCTGCAGTACTTCGTACACTCTAGCTTGGCTGGTGTGAACGGTAGTATGTATCACTCCTCTACCTATGCTGCTCTTACAGATGAGCAGTGGGAAGAGATGAAGGATGAGATAATAGATAAGCATACCGGCAGAATAGAGAAAGTTAGACAGCTATAATGAGTAGCGTCGAACGACTTCCGCCCGATGGGAACATATGTCTCATCGATGCAGACTCTCTGTTGTACTATGAGATGGATAAGCCTACGTATGAGGAAGCAATCTATGGATTGGATACTCGTATCAAGCAGATCCTTGACGCGTGCAACACTACATTGTATGACGGGTACTTCACATCAGGCCGATGCTTTCGGTATGATGTGGACCCCGGATACAAAGGGAACAGAAAGAATGGTAGACCTAAACCCCCAATCTTCTATGCTATGAAAGAGTACCTCATCCAGAGGTATGGCTTCTGGTATATGAAGCAATTGGAGGCAGACGATCTCGTGAGTTACTATTCATACAGTGATAATCGATCTACCATCGTATGTTCTCCTGATAAGGATGTGCTTGGCCAGTGTCTGGGCATGCACTACAACTATCAGAAGGGAGAGTTCTGGCACACGACCCCTGCAGAAGCTAACAAGTTTTTGTGGAAGCAGGTGCTTATGGGCGACAGCACAGATAACATCAAGGGTCTACCTGGTGTTGGGGAAAAGACATCAGACAACTGGCTAAAGAATCGAACGAAAGACTTCGAGGGCTTTGCCGTAAAGCAGTATGTCGAAAAGTTTGGTATGGTGAAAGGACTCATGGAGTTTCACAAAACATTCAGGCTTGTCTATCTATTGAAGACAGACGAGGATGTGTGGCGTGAGACTGAGCTAGAGCTACCTCCACTAGATGTTAAACAAGTAAAGCCCCAAGACAATGGTGACCTGTGGTAAAATCAAGCTGACCCCTATCAGTGGAAGAACCGTTCGGCTGTCAGGTGATCTCACCAAGTGTAAGACTAAGAAGGATGACAACAAGAAGATCGTCTCTATCAATTGTGAGTATGATGATTGTGACATGACTATCAAGGTTGGGCAAACAGTCAGGCCAAAACCCAAGCACCCACATCGTGTGAATGTGATTGCAGCTGGGCGTACGGCTACAGAGATTGTATGCTACGACCTCATGATAGCAGAGGTGAACACCACCAGTGTGTTTGCTCTCCCCTTCATGGGCGGCAATAGAAAGCTGTTCATGTGGGATTCACAATTCGTCAATGCTTTCATTGGTACACCTGAGGACGAGAACTGTATTTGTCTTTTGTATCGATACTCTGGGGACTCTATGTTCCTGAAGTTCGAGTCTGCGCTTTGCGCATTCAGAAACTTTCGTCGCAGGTATGACCCAAACCCATACCATGTGATGTTTGTATTTGACGTGCCCAAGAGCTGTCAAGCATCGTTTGAACACTATGTCAACGGCAGATACTCTGAGATAGATGACTTGTGGAAGCTCAAGATACTTGAGTTCCATGGGTTTGATATCGATGGGCATACAGGCAAGATTCTCTTTCAGTCGGATAGCTTGCGCTACGAGCTTGAGGATAAGCTCGACGTAACCCTCCCACCAGATAGTGAACTGTATGATAAACCTAATCCAGAGAAAGAGATATTTAATCCTGAATACTACGATATAGAATTAAGTGTACTAAAATGAATGATAAGTTGAAGAACAAGCTTGGGGACTGGTGGCCGGTCCTCAAGCCCATCTTTGACTCACAGAAGTTTATGGCTCTGCGTGACGCTCTTAAGCAGGAATACAGTTCAGGTCAAGTTTACCCCTCTCCGGGTAACGTATTCCGTGCTTTTGAGCTCACGCAGTTTCATGACTTGCGTGTAGTCATACTAGGTCAGGACCCATATCACAATGGGATCGCCACTGGTCTAGCGTTTGCAACTAACAATGGGAAGATGTCTCCCAGTCTAAGGAATATTGTCAGGGAATTGCATGACAGCTACTATGTAGATGTCAAGGATGACTTTGACACAAGCCTCGAGCACTGGGCGAAGCAGGGTGTGCTCCTCATCAATACGTCACTGACTGTGCGTAAGGGGCAGCCTAATTCTCACAAGAAGATATGGGATGGGTTTACTCTTCAGGTAATCAAACGCATCATTGCCAACCACAAGAACGTTGTGTTCGTAGCGTGGGGTAAGGATGCTGCTGACCTGATGACCAAAGCCTATGTCAAGCACGAAGAACCTATCATGTCCCTCTTCCCTGAGGAGTGTGAGACGTCACACTATCTGTTGACTGCACCGCATCCTGCGGCTGAAGCATACTCAGGTGGTAAGGCAGGGTTCTTTGGGTGCGACCACTTTGTCAAGATCAATAAACATCTTGAGAAGTCCATAGATTTCTT